TTTAGCCATGATTACCGTACTAGCTTTTTATACGGTAGGTATTTGGTACGTAGCAATACTTACCAAAGATAGCGCCCAGGCGGCGGACCTAGAAGTATTAACGGTAGATTATGAGAATTGCCAATGGGACTTATTAAAGCGTAACGCGGAAATAGGAAAATTGAACCGCCAAATTGATAGCCTAAGAAACGACGAACTAGAAAGATATAAGTACATTGAAAGCCAAAGATTATAAAAGGTACGAAGGCAAAGAAGACCAGCTACAGACAGCAACGGCGGACTATTTACGCTATAAATACCCTAATATATTAGCCTTCCATACGCCAAACGGCGGCCATAGATTAAAGGCCGTAGCGGCTAAGCTAAAGCGCCAGGGCGTAAAAGCTGGGGTACCCGATTGGCTTATAATAAAGCCTAGCGGTCCCTATTGCGGCCTGGCTGTAGAACTGAAAGTAAAAGGGGGTAAATTAAGCCCGGCACAAAAAGACGTATTAGCTACTTTTAATACTAGCGGCTGGGCCGTAGCTATTGCCTGGTCCCTGGACGAATTTATAGACGTAACTAATAATTATATCAATGGGACTTAAACAGCCGGTAACTTTTAAAGAATTTGCAAAAAGCCCCTATACGGCTATTTTATTCTTAGCCTTAATGGGCTTAACTTATAGCCAAATAGCTAACCGCCAGATATTAGAAGGCCAAATTAATGATCTAAAAGAAGACGTAGAACGCTGGCGGGCGGAAGCAAAACTAACCCAGGACAAACTAATAGAGTTTTTAACGGCCGCAAAAAATGAATAAAACCGCCTTAATACTAGCCCTAGCACTTACAAGCTGTACCCAGCCCCAGCCCGAAAACATAAAGGCTGTAGAACTGTTACCAATAGATAGCCTGGCTAAACTAGCGGACCAGGTTTTAAACCAAATGCAAAATAACAAGGCTTTAAATATGGCCCAAATGGATAGCGTAATAAGCCATAGCAAACTAACCGCCGGCCAAATGGAAGCTATAAAGCAACGTATACGTAATAGGCAAATACTAATAAAAGACACCCTAGTAATAAATAAAATATATCAGGACACCGTAATAAGGCGCGTAATATGGAAGGACGTTATAAAACTAGACACTATACGCGATACCATACGCGACACCATACTAATAATAGATACGGTAGTAACCAAAAGACAAAGGGGCCGTAAAAAACGAAGAAAATAATTTAATTACTTTTGTATATGAACCTAGAAGAAGCAAACGAAGAAATAAGCGAAGCTATAGCATGGTATACGGTAATAGGCTGTAGTAGCCAGGACATAGAAACGCTACTAGAAAAACAGGGCCAAATAGCGGGCCTAAGCTATGCCATAGCGCAAGGGGTAGCCGTAGACCAAAGCCTATACATAGTAGCCCATAACCAGCGGAAGCTAGCGGAAGCTAAAAAGTACGTTGAATTAAAAAGCGAACAAAAGCTATCTATTGTAGACGCTGAAAAGCTAGCCATAGTATACGGCGCCCAGCTACGGCTAGACGAAGCTAAGGCGGAACTAGATTTTTGTACGGGCCGTACGCTATTAAGACAAATTAACAAGGTATTGGACGCCATGACCCAGCGAATTAGCTACCTAAAAAAAGAAAAGGAACTAACATTTTTACCGAATTGAAAGCCAGGCCGTTACTTAATTTAGTTTTTATTTTATGCCTAGTATTGCTATGTATGATACTAGTAATAAGCTGTAGCGTTAAATATGAAGTAGTACAGCGCCTAGCGCTAAATAAATACCATGTAGTAGGCGTAAAGACTAAGGACGTAATTATAATAGAAAACGTAACACTAACGCCAGGCCAAGTAATTAAATGGCGCGACGTAAAGCGCGGTAAATATGCTAAAAAGTAACCTAAGACTATGCTACGCTGAAAGCTGGGACACCCTAGACCCGCTAATTAATGTACTGTACGTATATTTTAAATACCAGGGCTATAGCGGCGTAATAGTAACAAAGGCAGATTATATTTATTTGCCCTATTGTAAAAACCAGGTAGTATTATACTTAAACTAATGGCAAAAGCAAAAGCGAAAAAAGGACCAGGAAGGCCGGCCGCGGTATTTGATCTAACCGACAAAACGCTAAAACAGATACTAAAAGAGTACCAGGAAGGCGCTAGCGACGTAGAAGTAAAGGCTATTATATGGAAGGTACGCGGTAGCTTTTCTAACGACCTTTGGGACCGCTGGCTAAAAGAAGTAGCACAATTTACGGAAACCATAAAAAAGGGGCGCGAACTAGCGGCCGCCTTTTGGCTAAAGCTGGGGCGTAAGAACCTAGGCGCGGGGCCTGGCGACTTTAATACGACCCTTTGGTATATGAACATGAAGAACCGCTACGGCTGGGCCGACAAACAGGAAACCAGGAACCAGCACAGTATAGACGGCGGGGCGGTTAAAATAGAGATTAACAAAACGTATGATAAACCAACTAAAAAAGCTAAGTAATGCCTGTAATTAAATGTAAGAACGGTAAGTACAAATACGGTAAAAACGGTAGCTGTATATTTAAGACCGAAGACGCGGCCAAAAAGGCCGGCCAGGCTATAGAGATTTTAAAGCGCAAAAATGACAACTACGGACGCGGTAACTAACCCTACTGTAATACTAAGCAAGGAACAAACCAAGGCGCTAGACGTACTAGAAGACGCTAGCACCAGGCGCCTAGTATTTGGCGGCCAGGCTGGCGGCGGTAAGTCGTTTTTAATTTGTTTATGGCAAATTACCCAGCGCCTAAAGTACCCAGGGACCCGCGGCTACATAGGGCGCGAAGTCTTAAAGACCCTAAAGAATAGTATACTAGTTACCTTTTTTGACGTCGTAAAGCTGTTAAATGTACCTATACGCTATAACGACAATAAGGGCCATATAGACTTTAGCAACGGGTCCCGTATAGTATTACTAGACCTATTTAACTACCCTAGCGACCCGAATTGGGACGCGCTCGGAAGTACAGAATATACCGACGGCGCAATAGAAGAAGGCGTACAGGTAAGCCAGAAGGCCGCGGACCTACTAATAAGCCGGACCAGGTACAAGCATATAGAATTTGATCTAACGCCTAAACAGCTTATAACATGCAACCCCGGCCCTGGCTGGGTACGCGAAAGCATAGTAATACCCCAGCTAGAAGGTACCATACCGCCGGGTAGCTGTTTTATAAGCGCTAGCCTGGATAGCAACCCTAATAAAGCCTTTGCCGACGCCTACAAAGCTACGCTAGAAGCGCTAACGGACCCATACGACAAAGCCCGGCTATTATTTGGGGATTGGTACGCGGTAGCCAGGACCGGCGGCGAATTTTATAAGGACTTTGAACCTACTATAAATACGGCCGCGGTATACTACGACCCGGACCAGCCGCTACATATTAGCTTTGATTTTAACGTAAACCCATATATTACCGCCACAATACACCAGCTAGCCGGCGGGCAGTCCTGGCAAATAGAAGAAATAACGCTAAAGACGCCCCGCAATACTACGCGCCATATATGCCAGGAAATAAAGGCCCGGTACCCTAACCATGGCGCCGGTATGTTTGTATACGGCGACCCCAGCGGCAAAGCCCAGGATACCAGAAGCGTAAAGGGCCATAACGACTACAGCGTAATAATGGCCGAACTAGAACCCTATAAGCCTACCCAGCGCGTAAGTAGCAAGGCGCCCAGCGTAGTAATGCGGGGCCGCTTTATTAATAGCGTATTTGCCGGGCGCCTGGAAGGGCTGGAAATAATTATAGACCCAGGCTGTACCGAAACCATAGCGGATTATACCCAGGTCAAAGAAGCGGCGGACGGTACGAAGGTAAAAGCTAAGGCTAAGGACCCTAAGACCGGCGTTAGCTACGAAAAGTACGGACATACTAGCGACGCTAACGACTACTATTTTATTACTATCTTTGCGGCTGAATACCGCGACTATATTAACGGGCCGCGTATACCTATTTATAGCATGGCGCCCCTTATCAAAAAACAGAAATTTTAAACCTATTACCATGGCTTTTTTAAGACGTAAAGACTACGACACCCTAATACAATTAGACAACCTAGACGTAGTAATAAGTAGCGACGCTACAATAAGAACCGAAGGCGAACTAGCGGCAACGGCCGAAATGCAAAGCTATCTAAGACACCGCTACGACGTAGCTAAGATATTTATAACCCTGGCGGTATACGATAATACCGTAGCCTATGCAGAAGGCGACCTAGTAGCCTACGCCACTATAGACGACGACCTATACAGCGCTAACCAGGCTACCACGGCCGGCGAAAACCCCGTAAGTACGCCGGCTAAATGGGATAAGGGCGACACCCGCGACCAGCTTATAAAAATGCACCTAATAGACCTAACGCTATACCACCTACATAGCCGTATTAACCCGCGGAATATACCAGAACTAAGGCTAACCCGGCGCGACGAAGCTATAGCCTGGCTAAAGATGGTAAACAAAGGCGAACTAACTACAGGCCTACCCGTATTAGCTAGCCCTACCGACGCCGGGCTAAAAATTCGCTGGGGTAGTGTAGAAAAATTTGATAATAACATATATTAAAAACCAAAACCATGATAATAGGAAATTACGACGTAACGCTAAGGGGTATTAAGAACCTGGACCAGAAGAAGCCCCAAAAAGCGGACCTAGTAAAACGAATTACCCAAACCCAGCTAACTAGATCAAACCAGGATATTAAAAAATGGCGTACCGCCTTAATAAACGCGGAAGCTGTAATAAGGCCGACGCGTACGGACCTAATAAGGGTATACAAGGAAATAACACTAGACGCCCACCTATTTAGTGTTATGCAACAAAGAAAAAATAAGGTACTAGCGCGGGGCTTTAAGCTGGTAGACAAAGAAGGCGAAGTAAACGACGAAGCGACGGCCATACTTAAAACCGATTGGCTACATAAGTTTATTAACTATACCCTGGACGCGGTTTTTTATGGTTATAGCCTGGTAGAATTTGGGCCGATAGTAGACGACGAATTTACTAAGCTACAGCTAGTACCGCGCGAATACGTAATACCTGATAACCAGACTTTTACCACTACGCTAGGCGGCGAAGGGCTACCCTTTAACGTGCCGCCTTTTAACGCCTGGACTATATTTATAGGCGACCCTAAAGACCTGGGACTATTGAACAAAGCGGCGCCCCTGGTATTATGGAAGCGCTTAGTAATGGCGGTATGGGCGGAATATAACGAACTATACGGCGTACCCCTTAGAGTAGGTAAGACCGAAAGCCGGGACCCGGACGTAAGGCAAAATTTAGAAGACATGCTAACGAACCTAGGGGCTAGCGCCTGGGGCCTATTTGATAAGGAAGACGAAATAGAAATAGTTAGCGGTATTAAGGTAGGGGGCCAGGGTACATATAGGGACTTTATCAAAATGGCCGACGCCCAGCTAAGTAAGCTAATAGTAGGGCAGACCATGACAACCGAAGACGGCGCCAGCCGGTCCCAGGCCGAAGTACACGCTAGTATATTAGAAAGCTTTACAGGTAACGACCTAACGGCGGTAGCGTACTGTATAAATAATAAGCTATTGCCCTTTATGGCTAGCCACGGCTTTAGCGTAGAAGGCCTAAAATTTACCTGGGACCTAAGCGAAAAGCTAAGCATAACGGACCAATTTACAATAGATCAAAAGCTGTTAGATTACTATAATCTACCGGCGGAATATATTACAGCTACCTACGGCACCCCTGTAGAAGATAAGCCGGACCTACCCGGCGGCGTATTTAGTGTTATGCCAGGCGTTAAAAACCTGTATAAAGACTTTACGGAATAATGGCGGGCGGCTTAAATATGACCGACGCCGAAATAGAAGTATTACTACGGCGCGTACATAGCGGCGAAGTAAACGTATATAATTTACCGGCTAACCTATACCGGCAAATAGGCGACCAGCTTAGCGGCGCCGTTAAAAAAGGCTTTAACGTAGATTGGGACAAATTACCGTTAGATAGCCCGGATTGGGAAACGGTCCGCGCTATGCAAAATAACACCTACGTATTTAGCGCGGCTAAGACCTTCCAGGAAATTAACGACATGACTAACGCAATACATGACAGTAACGGTATGGTAAGGCCTTTTAGGCTATTTGAAAAGGACGCAAGGAAAATTTTTGATACCTATAATAAAACCTGGCTAAAGGCCGAGTACGCCACGGCCAAAGAAGCCGGCCGGTCCGCTAAGCGCTGGAACCGTATACAGGAAACGGCAGATATTTTTCCTTATTTGGAATATAGGACCAGGCGCGACAACCGCGTAAGGCCTGAGCATGCCGAAATTGACGGCGTACTATTGCCGGTAGAAGACCCATTTTGGGACACCCATACGCCGCCTAACGGCTGGGGGTGCAATAACCGCTGTAGGCTAATAAAGCGACGGGACCCTGGCGCCGAAGAAGTAAGCGAACTAGAAAAGGTAAAGCTAGACCCTAAAGAAGTACCCGGCGACCTGGCCCCGGAAGTATTTATAAGGAAGGTAAAAGGTAAGAAGCCTATACAGATAGCGCCTAACCCTAAGCTGTTTAATTTGAATTTTGGCAAAGAAAAGCTAGTATTTCCAGAAAGTAGTAAGGGCCTAGGCTTAACTAGCCATCCTTATTTTAGGGTACATAGGCGCTTTAAGACGTTAAAGGATAACAATTTTAACATGCCTATACCGTCTAACCTGGCGCCCCCTGTTACCCCGCCCAAACCGCCGGTATTACCTAGTAACCCAGCTAAGCGCCTAGAAGCGGCAAAGCGTAAAATTAATAAGCTAAAGCCTATAGATCAACGCGAAGCCGAAGCGGTAGACCAATTTAGAAAACACAAAGAAAAGACCAAGGCGCTAACGGCGGAACTTAAAGACATGGGACCAGGCCCGCTAAGGGACAAAAAAATAAAGGAAGCGGAAAGACACCTAGACAAAGGCCAAAGTATGCGCGCCCTTAAAAATGAAGTACGCCGTAAATACGTAGAAGAAGTAGCCGACATTTTAGCACAGCCTACGACCGCGCAAATAGTAGACACCGCTACGGACGGGGTAACTAAGAATATAAAAAAGGCGTATACTACAGGGCGAAACGGTTTTACTAAGGTAGTAGGCGACCGGCCTAAGCTACGCGGCGCGGAAGTAAAAGCGACGCTACTAGGCCAAAGGAAGGGCCGCGCTTTTTATAAAAGTAAAGCACACGGCGGCCAAGAAAGTACGGTAAATTTTTCTAAAGGCGAAGGCGCCGACACGGTAGCCCATGAATTAGCCCATTGGCTAGAAGAAGTAGACCAGGACTATTATAAGGGCGTTAAGGCTTTTTATGCCAGGCGTACTAAGGGCAACCCTATACAGCGGCTAAGGGATATTACCGGCCGGCCCTATAAGTTAAGGGAAGTAACAAGGGCGGACGAATTTACAGACCCCTATACGGGTAAAGTTTATGAATGGCGCGGCGACCAATACGCTACCGAAATTACGCCTATGTTTTTTACTAATTGCTTTACAGATATACACGCTTTTATTAAGGCAGACCCGGACTATTTTAACAGTATCTACAAACTATTAAACACCTACTAAAATGAATTTTAAACTATACGGCCAGCCCGTAACAGTAACAGAAGAAGGTAAGGTAGTAACAGAAGAAGAAATAATATACTACGCCGTAAGGGTAGCTATAGACGGCCCGCCGGTAGGTCCCTGGGCCGGCGACCCTGTTATAGCTAATCTACAGGATAGTTACGGCGCGGAAAATATAACAGACATACAGCTAGACAAAGACAAAGACGACAAAAATATAATATATTAACCATGGCAAAGGGACCAGGCGAAGACGCCAGCAAAGACTACGAAAAAAACCTAAAGCGCTTATTAGACAGGGTATTGCCTAACGTAATAGCGGAAGAAGCAAAGGAGTTTTTTATTAATAACTTTGATAGCCAGGGCTGGGACGGGCGACCATGGAAAAAACCAGGACCAGGGCGCGAACGGCCAGGCCTACCGACACTAGAACAAAGCGGCGACCTACGCGGAAGTATAGAAGTAATACAGGCCAATAAAAAAGCCATAAAAGTAGGTACCGAAGGTATACCCTACGCCGCTATACATAACTACGGCGGACGTATACGTATTACGCCTAGAAGCCGGCGCTATTTTTGGGCTAAGTTTAAAGAAACGGGCCTAGCCTTCTGGCGTAATATGGCCATGGCTACGGGACCTATTAAAATGCCCCAGCGCCGTTTTATAGGTAACAGCAACCGGCTAGATCAAAAGGTAGACAGAATAATAAAAAAAGAACTAAGTAAATTAAAAATGTAATGGCAATAAAAGACTTTTATACTACCCTAAAAACCCAAATAGAAACCGTAACGGAAGTTAAGACCGTACGCCTTTGGAATGACCAATTTAACCAGCATAGCGAAGAAAACGCCTGGGCCTACCCCGCGGTATTTATAGAGTTTTTAGACATGACATGGGAAACGACCCAGCTAGCTAACCAACAGGGCGCTATAACGGTCAGACTACATCAGGGCTTTGAAAGCTACAAAACCGAAGACCTGGACGTATTAGATATACTAGGTAAGATATTTAAGGCGGTCCACGGCTACCAGGGCGCCAGCTTTAGCGCCCTACAGCGTACCAACGACGACCAGGACGTAAACCATAACCAGGTAATAGTATGGCGTACCGACTACGTAACGGACCTAGTAGACTGTAGCGCCACGGTTAAAAAAGACCTTACCAGCCATACGGTAACGGCCATAGAAATTTTAAGGGATATAGTACCTTCTGTATAATGAATAAATGCAAAGATATATTAGTAGCGCGGCGTAAATTTATAAAGGAAAGTATACGCAAAGCGCCCAGCACCGTAAAGGAAATAGCCAGGCTTAGTAAAAAGTTATTTTTATCTGAAAGCACAATATACAAGGACCTAAAAAGTAACTGTAAAGACGGAAACCCAGCCGGCCAATAATATAGAAACGTCGTATAAAAATTTAATTTTGTAATTGACCAACGCCCAAAAATGGACCCTAATACTAGCACCCTTACAGCTAATTACGTAGACAATATAGGCGACAATACAGCCGAAATATATCTATATGACAATATAGGCCCTGGCGGCGTAGACGCTGGCGAATTTGTAAAGGAATTACAATTTTTAGACAGCCTGGGACTAGCCGAAATTAAGGTAAGAATAAACAGTAACGGCGGTAGCGTATTAGACGGCTTTGGGATATTTAGCGCTATAATGAACGCTAAGACCCCTATTAATACATACGTAGACGGTATAGCCGCTAGTATAGCCGGTATTATTGCCCTGGCTGGCCAAAAGCGCTTTATAGTAGACTTTGGCCGTATTATGATACATGACCCACATTTTAACAAGCCCGACAACGAAGTAGACGCAAAGGAAGCCGAAGTATTAGCCGGGATAAAAGACAGCCTGGTATTGATATTTACCAACCATACAGAAAAGACAGCCGAACAAATTAGCGCTATCATGGCTAACGAAAGCTGGTACAGCGCCGAAGACGCCCAGGCCGAAGGCTTTATAGACGAAATTATACCAACCGCTAGAATTAAAGAACTAGCGGCGGCTAGCATAGCCCAGATATTTAACGCTATTATAGACAATAATAAAACCGAAGTATTAAACCCAAATAAAAAAATAATGGACAATTTAAAAACCCATTTTAACCTAGACGAAAACGCTACAGAAGCGGACGTACTAGACCAAATCAAAACCCTGGAAACCCAGGCGGAAGCCCTAAAGACGGCTAACGAAACGCTAACCACGGACAAAGAAGCCCTAGAAGCTGAAAAGGAAACGCTAACAAATGCCGTAGATCAACTAGAAACCGAAATTGCCAATTTAACGGTAGTAGCGGCTATTAAGGAAGGCAAAGTAAGCGCGAAGGACAAAGAAACGTTAGTAGAAAACGCTAAGAAGGACCTATATAGCTTTAAAACTATTTTAAACAGCGTAAAACTAGCGCCGGTATCTATTACAGATACCATAAAAGCGGCGGACACAAACGGCGCCGACGCTGGCCGTAATGGCTGGACTATTAGAGATTGGGAAAAAAACGACCCTAAAGGCCTATTTAAAATGACCCAACAGGACCCCGACCAATACAATAAGCTGTTTAACGACTATTATAAGAAGTAAAACCAAATATAAAAATTTAATAAAATGGCAATACAAAAGGAAATCTGGATAAGTGATATTGAAAATACCTTATTCGCGGGGGCGGAATTTATTTCCAAATCTGTAGATCATGGCGCATACGTAAACGACAAAACGGTACACGTACCGCAAAGCGGCGCGGCGCCAACAATTACAAAGGATAGAAGTAGCTACCCGGCTAGTATAGTACAAAGGACCGACACGGACCTAAGTTATAATTTATCTAGCTACGATACCGAACCTATCCTAATACCAGACGTAGACGAATTACAAACCAATTACGACAAACGGCAAAGCGTATTAAGCCAGCACGTAGGCGCGCTTAATAACCGTATGGCCTTAGAAACGGCGCATAATTGGGCTGGAACCGGCGCGGCTAATATCGTAAGGACTACCGGCGCGGCTGGTGCCGACGCTTTAGCACCTGACGCAACGGGTACCAGAAAAGCAATTTTAAAGGCGGACGTTAGAAACCTGGCTAAGAAATTAGACGGCGACAACGTACCCGCTGGCGGACGTTATTTATTAATGCATACAGATATGTACTACCAGCTATTTAGCGACGACACGCTAATAAGTAGGGACTATGCCGAAGGGTTAGCCCAGGAAAGCGGCGTAATGAATAGCCTGTACGGTTTTAAGATTATGCAACGCCCTAGCGTAGTAGTTTATACTAACGCGGGAACGCCTGTAAAAAAGGCAGTAGGGGCGGCTACGGCTGTAACCGATAACCTGGCTTGTATTGCATGGCAACAGGACCAAGTTAGTAACGCTTTAGGCGACATTAAAGTATTCAACGACGAAGACCGCGCGGACTATTACGGTAGCGTATTTAGCGCTTTAGTAATGCACGGTAGCGCTATTATGAGAAGCACAAGCGCGGGTATTGTAACGTTAGTACAGTCAGCGTAACAAGTTACTAAGCGGGCCAATAATTAAGGGGCTGGTATAACGCCCGCCCCTTTTTTTAAAGTTTATATTATGGCTGAAAAGCTAGCAGACAAATACAAAGACCTATTAAGTAAAGCCGGTAAGCTGTACGCTACCGACGACGGCCAGGTATTCTATAAAAAGGAAGACGCCGAAAAGTACGCCAATACCCGCGGCTACAAAGTACAGGAACTAACCGGCAAAAAGAAGGCCGAAAAAAAAGAAGACAAACCACCAAAAAGTTAAAAAATGGCACTTAACGACATTAATTTTATACGCGGCGCTGGCGGCCTGGGCCGACCCTTAGCCGGCGAGGACTATATTAGCGGCCTTGTTTTTTACTTAACCAACGCCAATTTACCAAGCGGTTTTAGTACAAGCGACCGAGTAAAACAAGTTTTTAGCACCGCAGAAGCGGAAGCGCTAGGAATAACAAAAGGAAGCGCCACAAATGGCGTTATATGGTACCATATTAGCGAATACTTTAGAATACAACCTAGCGGCCAGCTTTATGTAGCTATTGAAGACAGCACACTAGCCGCGGCGGCTAAATTGGCTAAGATTGAAGCCGTACAAACTTTTGCTAACGGTAAAATAAGACAAATAGGCGTTTTCGATACGGCGACTTTTGCGACTAGCGCGGTAACTTTATTACAGACCAGCGCCACAGCTTTAGAAGCGGCACATAAACCGCTAAGCGTATTTTATGGCGCGGACCTATCAGGCGTAGCAAATATAGCGGCCTTTTCGGACCTTTCAACCCTTAACAGTAAGAACGTAACATGTATAGCCGGCGAAGACGGCGGCGCGGACGGTGCGGCCCTAGCTGTTAGCACTACTAAAAGCGTTACTACCCTGGGCGCGACCCTGGGCGCGGTAAGCCTGGCTAAAGTAAACGAATCTATAGGCTGGGTAGGTAAGTTTAACATGACTAGCGGCACCGAACTAGAAGTAATTAACCTTGCTAACGGCGACGCGGTAATAGATCAAACGCCCGCGGCCCTTCTGGCTTTAAAAAATAAAGGCTGGCAATTTATGTTAAAACATACCGGCTTAGCTGGGACCTTTAACGAAGGGGCGCCGACTAGTATAGCTAGTACAAGCGACTTTTCTACTATTAACAACGAACGGACTATAGACAAAGCTGTACGCGGGGTACGTACTTTTATGCTACCTAACATATCTAGCCCTTTGCTAGTAAATAGCGACGGTAGCCTAACAGAAGACACGGTAGCGAAATTTAAAAACGACGCTAGCCGGGCTTTAGAACAAATGGAACGCGACGAAGAAGTAAGCGCCTTTGCCGTAATTATAGACCCTACGCAAAACGTAATTAGTACCAGCAAAATAGTATTAACTATAAAAATAGTACCTGTAGGCGTAGCAGATACAATCGAAATTAATATAGGCTTTACCGTTAGCGTAGCCTAACACAAAAAAGAAACCATGGCAATACCTTTAATAAATGGCCGGGCGTATGACTTTGCCCAAATAGTAACGACAATTTTAGGCGTACCCGTAGCGGGTATTAGCGCGGTAACATATACCGAAGAACAAGAGAAGGTTAATAATTACGGGGCCGGTAACAGGCCGGTAAGCCGGGGCCATGGCCCTATTACCGCTAGCGGGTCCGTAACTTTACAAATGAACGACGTTGAAGCAATACGCGACGCGGCGCCAGACGGTAGCCTATTAAAAATACCTAGCTTTGATATTACGGTAACGTTTCTAAATTCACAAAAACCCGTAACCCATGTATTAAAAAATTGTGAATTTCTTTCTGATGGGGTAGAAGCGGCCCAGGGCGACAGTAATATAGAACGAAGTTTCGACCTGGTTATAAGCAATATAAAATATAGATAATGAAAAGGTATTTATAGTAACATATTAAACGGTAGATAATGGTAGCAGAAAAAAAGCATAAAGACGCGGTAGCGACTATAGAAGTAGAAGCCGACGAAAAGACAACCCTAAGCTGTACGTTAAAGGCGCCTAGTAGGGGTACCTTAGAAGCGGCTTTATCTAAAATGGGCTTAAACGGCGGACAGACGGAAATAATAACAGCCGGGGAAATTGTTTTACGGGGGTGTTGGATTGAAGGCGACAAAGAAATACTAGATAACGATACGTACCTAGTACCGGCGGCGCTACAGGCTTATAACCTGATTGATCTAAAAGAAGCCACTTTAAAAAAAATTTAAAGGACGCCGAAGTAAGCCAAAGGGACGGCGTAGACGAAATACGAAAAATAAACGCTTTACTAAGGTATTATTTTAAGATTGACCCGGACACTTTAACCGATAAAGCATGGGCGGCACGCTGGAATGAATTAAAATTTTGTTTAAAGCTAGAAGCCGACCGCTATAAAATGTAAAGTATGCCAGGTACAGACGTTATCTATAAAATACGGGCCGTAGATAAGGCTACCAAGCCCGTAAAAAACGTTACTCGCGGCTTTAAAAAAGCAGACGTAAAAGCCAAAACCTTAAATAATACTATTAGGGGAATAGGCGCCACCATGGGCAAAGTTTTTGCCGTCCTGGCCGTCTTTAAAGTAGCTAAAGACATAGTAACGCTAGGCGTTAATATGGAACAGACCCGCGTAGCTTTTGCTACCTTCCTAGGCGACGCAGAAAAGGCTAACGTAGTAATAGCCAAGCTTAACGAATTTGCCAACGTAACACCTTTTAACAACGCCGAAGTAATAAAAAGCGGGCGCGTCTTACTAGCCGCCGGCGTCCCAGCCGAAGCGCT